ACTTTAGAGCATCAGCTCATGGTGGTGGTGCTGGTGGTACAGCAGTGTCCGGGTCAGTTTTGTCTGGTGGTTGTTCGTATCAAGGCGGCCCTGGGGGTGGCGGGGGAGGTATATTAAATGGTAGTGTACTTAGTAACGGATACGGTGGTACTGATGGTGGAACAATAACAGGTTCTGCCGGAGGTGGGGCTGCTGGTGCTGCTGCTCCATCCCCAGGTACAACAGGCAACGGTAACAATGGTGCTAACGGATCAACCACAGCCCGTCAAGGCGGTGGTGGTGGTAGCTCTGGTGGCGGTACATCAGGTACTGGAGGTAATGGCGGTACTGGTGGTATAGCTTCCGGAGGTGGTGGTGGTGGAGCAAGCCGTAATGGATCAAACTCCGGTGCTGGTGGTAATGGTGGACCAGGTCTTGTCCGTGTCTATACTTGGTAAGGTGATGCTATGAGATGGGCAATCATTGATAATCATACAGTAACAAACGTAGCAGTGGCTGATGAAGCCTATGCAGTACAACAAGGTTGGATTCCTTGTCCCGACTATGCTGGTCCAGGATGGGGTTATGTTGATGGTACATTCACAGAGCCTACACCAACACTAGAGGCTGTAGTGCCTACACCAACCAAAGAAGACTTGTTAGCTCAATTAGCAGCACTACAACAGCAGATACAAGCGTTGGTGTAACATGGCTCTCCACACTGATGAGTCAATAAAGCAGGTTGGTGATGCTATATCGATAATCACTGTAGTAGGTACGTTAGCTGAGTTGTTACCTGCTATAGCTGCTGTCCTAACAATCGTATGGACTGCTATTCGTATATGGGAAACAGATACCGTACAGTGTATGTTTAAAAAGAAAGGAAAGACAAATGCCGATGGTGAACAATAAAAAGTTTCCTTATACCGCTAAAGGTAAGAAAGAAGCAGAAGAATACGCATCAAAGAAAGCTAAGAAGATGCACGAGAAAAAAGAATCAAAGGCTATGAAGGCTAAAGAGAAGAAGATGGGTTATCCATCATGAAACAGAAACCAGCTAAAGTACGTAAAGTCATGAGAGAGTACAAAGAAGGTACTCTTCATAGTGGTAAAGGTGGTCCTGTCGTTAAGTCTCGTAAACAAGCAGTTGCTATTGCTTTGTCAGAGGCTGGTATGTCTAAGCCTAAGAAGAAGAAATGAAACCAGGACTGTATGCGAACATACAAGCCAAGCGCAAGCGTATTGCTGAAGGCTCTGGTGAGAAGATGAGAAAACCAGGCACTAAAGGTGCTCCAACAACCAAAGACTTCAAGGAGGCAGCAAAAACTGCTAAGAAGAAATGAAGAAAGATTCTAGGTTAGAAAGAGCAGGAGTGTCCGGATATAATCGCCCTAAAAAAACACCTGGACATCCTACCAAATCACACATCGTAGTAGCAAAGGACGGTGATCAAGTTAAGACCATTCGCTTTGGTCAGCAAGGTGTTACTGGTTCTCCTGAAGGCTCTGAGCGCAACAGAGCCTTTAAAGCTAGACATGCGAAGAACATTGCTAAAGGTAAGATGTCTGCGGCCTACTGGTCCGATCGTACTAAATGGTGAAACAATGTTAATGGCTAAACAATTTTTTTCTCAAGAGTATTTTGTATCAGTCTGTAAAGCAATTGCTGATAAAGTAAAATGGTGACATATGGCTACGTACTTAGATTGTGTTAACGGTGTACTACGAAGGCTTCGGGAAACTGAAGCCTCAACTGTATCTGATACACCATACGTTAAGCTAGTTGCTGACTTTGTTAACGAAGCTAAACGTGAAGTAGAAGATACCTGGAGTTGGTCTATTCTTCGTACAACGAAGACTATCAATGCTGTTAACGGTACACAGAACTACGCTATCACAGGTTCTAATCCACGTAGTAAGTTGTTAGTGGTGTACATACCATCAGTAAAGAGAGATCTAACTCAGGCAACACAGAATCAGATGCACGAGTGGACTAACTTACAAGGTACAGTGTCCGGTACACCACAGTACTTCTCTGTCGGTAACTCTAACACTTCTGGTGAAATCACTATTGATCTATGGCCTATACCAGGATCTTCGATTACTGTAAAGGTAGACTGTGTTGTTCCACAGACTGATCTGTCAGTATCTTCAGATGTTATCTATGTACCATCAGAGTTAGTTATCCAAGGTGCTTATCTTCGTGCTATCAATGAACGTGGTGAAGATGGTGGTAGGTTGTCTGAGCAGCAAGCAGATCTGTACCGTAAAGCAGTTGCATCATACGTAGCTATTGAAGCAGAACGCTATGCTGATGAAACAACATGGGAGTGGTCATAATGGCTGCTGAGTTAAAATCAGTTAGTCTTCTTGCTCCAGGCTTCTTTGGACTTAACACACAGGACTCATCGTTAGGTCTTCCTAAAGAGTTTTCTCTTAGAGCTGACAATGCTGTTATTGATCAGTATGGTCGCATAGCATCCCGTAAAGGATGGGATAACTTAAATACTTCTGTAGGTTATGTGGGTACAGAACCTACCATGTTGTATGAGATTGTCAAGAAAGACGGTACAACAGAGCTTGCATCTATCGGTGACAACAAAATATACACAGGCACTACAACACTGACTCTTAAGTATACTGGTTCTACATGGACAGCACAGAACTGGAAAGCAGTTAGCTTTAACAATCATACATACTTCTTCCAACGTGCTCATGACCCTATCATGTATGACCATGCAGGTAACACATGGACACTGATGTCCGCTCATGCTGGTTATTCAGGTACTGTACAACTTGCTAATGAAGTTTTAGGTGCTTATGGTCGTATATGGGTTGCTGACACCACCACTGATAAAACTACTGTATGGTGGTCTGATGCGTTAACAGGTCATAAATGGACAGGTGGTAACGCTGGTTCCATCAGCATAGAAAAGGCATTCACTAACGGAACTGATTCAATTGTTGCATTAGCAGCCTTTAACGGTTACTTAGTCATCTTTTGTAAGAAAAGCATTGTTATCTACACAGGTGCTACCACAGATCCAACAACTAACTTGTCATTGGTAGAAGTCATTGATGGTGTAGGCTGTGTTGCTAGAGATTCTGTACAGGATGTAGGATCTGATATCTTCTTCCTATCTGATACAGGTGTTCGTAGTCTAGGAAGGATTATCCAAGAGAAGTCTCCTCCTTTGTTCGATGTCTCTAGGAACATCCGTGATGATCTGTTAGCAGACTTCACCACTAACAACAGTGTAGATAACATTAGATCAGCATACTATGAAAAAGATGGTTTTTATCTGTTGTCATTCCCTACAGCAGGTATTTCATATTGCTTTGACTTAAAGAGTAGGCTACAGGATAACTCTTGTAGAGTAACAAAGTGGACAATAGCACCTAAGTCATTAGCTACCACTAAAGATCGTAAGTTGTACTTAGGTAGGTTAGGATACATCGGTAACTATGGTGCTCTTACATCAGACAACGGTGATTCATTCAGGTTTGCATACTACACAGCACACTTAGATGCTACAGCACCGTCAGTGCTGAAGATGCTAAAGAAGATGTCTTTGTTCCTTATCGGTGGTCTAAACACTAATGTGTTCTTGTACTGTGCGGTTGACTACAGTTCATTGTATTCCATATCACAGATCAACAACGTAGGTGGTACAACAAGATCAGAATACAACGTAAGCGAATACAACATCGCAGAGTACAACAGCGGTGCATTCGTTAACATTGATAAAGTAAACTTAAGTGGAACAGGTAGAGTTTTTCAGATTGGTATTGAAGCCAACATATCTACTGATTCCCTATCTATTCAACAGATGGACGTATACTTTAAGACAGGTAAATTAGCATGAGTAACTACGTCAAAACAACTAACTTTGCTGCTAAGGATTCGCTGGTATCTGGTAATCCAGCAAAGCTAATTAAAGGTACTGAGATCAACACTGAGTACGACAACATAGCTTCTGCCGTAGCATCCAAAGCAGATACTGCATCCCCTACATTCACTGGTACAGTAACGTTACCTACTGGTGGTGTTGTCTATGATGATGGGACATACTGATGAGCACTTCTATAGACGCTAAATTAGCTAGTCTTACTACAATACTAAATACTAAAGCACCTCCATTAAAAGATGATAGAGGTGCTTCGTATGATCCTGATGTTTTAGCAAAACTTTATAGTCAGATACTTCCTAACTTTAATGCTTCATCTAGTACAGGAACAGCTTTACAAGAATCTGTTTCTGATAGTACAAACATAGGGTTTAACTCAAAAGAAGCTGCAAAGTTATTTGGGAGAACCCCAACAGCTAGTGAAATGATTGTCCTTGATATGGCAAGAGGACTAGCTTCTCAAGATATCTTAGATGTAAATGACCTTGCTAAATACAAGCCCACGGAAGTAACAGAGCTAGATTACAACGTGGAGGCTGGCCCACCAAACGAAGTAAAAGTAATAAAATTCATAGACCCCGCTACAGGCAAAGAATTTAAGCCAGATCAATTAGGATCTACTTATACAGGTAAAGGCGGTACAGGTTACCGTGTATCTTTAGATGCAGAAGGTAAGCCTACGTTTTCAACTGAAGGGTTTAGTACCAGTGATAGGAAGGAGATAACTAAAGTATTAGCTCTAACAGCCGCTGTAGCTTTTGGTGGCCCTTTGTTAGCAGAGGCTTTAGGTGCCGCTGCTGCTGGAGCCACTGGTGCTGGTGCTGCTGGAGCCACTGGTGCAGGCGCTGTAGGTAC